TCAGCGTCGGTGTCCACGTCCTCGACTTGGCCGGCTGACGGGTGCGGCAGCGTGGGCAACGTGCGTATCAGGTTCTCGCACGTGTGGAAGACGTGGACCATGGGGCACTTGTCTTGCCCGAGCGCGCGGTGCATCGGGCATGCCGGGCCGTCGCCGAGGTAGGTGTGCATCCGCTGCACCCGGGCAATGCGGGACCCGGGCCCGTGGCCAGCCTTGGTTAGGTGGCAGCCCTCGGCCGCATAAGCGTCGGTCAGGCTGCGTTCCTGGCCGCGCGAGCTCCACATGCTGTCATCCGCGTAGCGTACGGCGATGTGCTCGTCTGCGGCCTCGGCCGCGAGGATCTGCCTTGCCTGGTCTGTCTCGCCAACCTGGGTCGCGTACAGCTCCCGGTAGACGTAGACACGCCCATCCGGGTCCAGGGCCAGCCAGACGTTACACCAGGGCTTCGCGAACCCCCAGTCCGTTCCCGTGTACCGCTTCCACGACGCGGGCACCGTGAACGGGCGGATGACGTGCCGGGCGTGCCGCCACTCGTCGAACACCTGGCCCGCGAACACTGTCCAGTCACCCTCAAGGTAGGCCTTGCGGAGCTTGTCCGGCAGGCCCGCGAGGTTCTTCAGGTAGTCCGCGCCCAACTGGGGCGTGTCGCCGATCCTGGACTGGATGAAGACCCTGCGGCGCCCGTTGCCGTCCGGGTTAACCTCGCGCTCGCCGTGGCCTGTGGCCTCAATGTAATCCGCCAGGACCCGGCTGTGGCCGACGTTGCCCGGGTTCGTCGCGCTCCGGATCCCGAGCACCGGGACGCCCGCGACACCGGTCCGGACGCGGGTGTACAGCATGTCAACGACATCCACGGGGAGGGTCGTCCGCTCGTCGATGAGCAGGAGGTTGATCTCCGCCGACAGGTACGCCGTGGCTTCCTGCAGGTTCTTCGCGTGCGCGAAGGTCAGGATCGAGTCCCCCGCGAACCGGAGCTCGTACTTGTCCGCGCGCCACTTGCAGCCGATCGCCCCGGCGTAGCCCCACCGGGCGAGCATCCGCAGGACGGAATGCTCAAGCTCGGGGAAGGTGCGCCGGAACCAGAAGGCCTGAAGCCCGGGGAAGCGGGCACAGGCCCGGAGGGCGTACATCAAAAGGCTCAGGCTCTTCGAGCCGCCCACCGCGCCGCCGAAAAGGATGTCCAGGTTCTCGTCTGGCAGTTCGAGGAACCGGCTTTGGGGGCCGGGGTTCGGCGTGAACCCCAGCCTTTCGAAGACATCGTCCGGCGCGGGCTCCCACTCGGCCGCGGCGGACTCGTATGCCATTGCCGCCGACTCCGCGGGAAGCGCGGCGATGGCCACCCGGCCTCCTAGCGGCTAGTTCGCTCCCGCCATTGCAGCAGCGCGCCGCAGTTCCTCCGGAACAACAACCGGCAGCAGGACCCGCTGCCCCTCGGTCAGGTCCAGCCGGTCCAGGATCCGCCTGATAACCCCGTTCAGGAGTGCCCCCTGCGCCTCAGCGAGCTTGACGCGCCGCTCCTCGATCCCCACGGAGATCGCGGCCTTCGTCACGTCAACGAGGTGCTTGCGCTCCCGCATGTACAACTCAAGCCACACGTTCGGCTTGGCCGCGAACGTGGTGTCCGTCCCGGAGAACTCGGTCGCAGTCTTCTCGGCCTGCTCCGTCATGCCCCACACGAGGTCGGCCTGCTCAAGCTCGGCGACCCGCTCCCGAAGCCACGCGACGTGGCCCGCCGAGTAGCGGACCTCTTCGAGTAGCGCGTCAGTCGGCGAGATGTCGCGGGGCAGGCCGTAGGTGACGACTGCCTGCCGGGCAAGTTCCTCGGCCCCGGCTACCCGGCTGCTCGGCGCGCATCCCCCGTGGAGCTTGCACCGCCCGCTGCCGGCATGGTCGGTACCCCACCCCGGAGGGCGCGTGCAAGTACCGTCGCGCTTCTTGAGCTTCCCGCCGCAGTAACGCTTGCGGTCACCTGTCATGGATGGGCCACCAGATCGCACCTGTCATGGATGGCCGGGCTTCCCGCCGCGTGCTTCTTGCAGTGCCGCGAGGCTAGCCGGGGACGGCCGGGCAGTCGAGTCCGCGTCCGCCTCGGGCCTAGGCTCGCGGGGCGTGACCCGGTGTAGCAGCCAGAGGTTCCGCACGGGGACGATCGCCGCGATGCCGCCGCCGTTGCCCCTCAGCACCACGCAGCCGGGGAAGAACCGCTCGTCGTTGTAGACGGAGGTGACCGCGGGGACCAGCTGGCTAGTGCCGTCGGGGAGGATGATCTCCCAGTCTGCCGGGTCGCTGTCCACGGGGCGTCCCTCCTGTCAGGCGGCGAGGGGCGGGGGCTTGCGGAGCAGGCGGGGGTCTACCCCGGAGGCCTCAAGGCCGTGCTGGCGGACGAGCTGCTCGGCCGCGCGGACCGCCTCGGCGGTGTGCAGGGGGCGGTACCGCTCGTCGAGGCCCTGGGGGGCGAGCCAGCCGCGCTGCCGCCACTTGCGGATCGTCGCGGCTGTGCGCCCGGCCAGCCGCGCAGCCTCCGGTGTCGTCAGGAAGCCGTCGGGGCGCGAGGGCAGCATGGCCACCTGCCCCTGGAAAGCACGATGCCCCGGGCGCATGGCGCTCCAGGGCATGGCGAAGCTAGACGGGCCTAGTGTGACACGGGTTGATGCCATGATCCAAATCCCGTGGCGCGTGTCGCGCTAAAGGCGCGGCCGGTGCCCGGCGGCGGCGCAAGAGCAGCCACGCCAGCAGCACCGCTCGCACAGCCCGAGGTCGCACCTGCGGCACGTCAGGATGCCGCTCCCCTTCGTCCAAGCCGCGTACTGGGCGGCCCACGCCTCGTACTCCTTGCGGGTCATCTCATCCCGGCAGTCGGTGCACCGGCACCACGGGGGCGGGGGCTTCTCCGGCTCGGGCGGCGGCTGCTCGATGATGGCCAGGGCGGACATGGCCTCGCATGACCGGCAGGGGATGCCGTCGAGGTACTCCGGGGGGGCGGGGGTTTCCTTGAGGAGCCGGCTGGCGTCGCGGTGGAGGTCCAGGACGTCCAGGCCCGCGGCCTCGCCTCCCAGCTCGGTGAGCGCCCTTACCCAGCCGTCGCCGATGTGGAGGATGTGCAGGTCCCCGATCTCGGCCTCGAGCCAGTCGGGCATCGGGGAGCCTGCGGGCCACGTCCAGGTGCGGGCCATTGAGCTGGACGGGAGGGCGAGGAGCGGCACTGTCTGCGTGGCGAGGACGTCGCAGTCCTCGCCGACGCGCTCCGCGGTGCCGTGCGGGTGCCCCGGGCGGGAGAGGCTGAGGCCCGGGATGGCGCGGGTACGGGCGGCCCAGCCGCCTGCCAGGTCCGCGATGAGGCGCAGCAGGGCGTCGATCTCCGGGTTGACGAGCACGCGGGAGCCGGGGGGCACGCGGACCGCTCGGCCGGTGCGGGCCGGGTCGCCGATGCGGGCGGCGAGGCGCTCCCAGGCCTTGGGGAGGGCCTCCGCGTCCTGGGTGATCCTCGTCGTGTCCGCCGGGCAGAACGGGGCGTAGGCGCGGGCCGGATGCCAGGTGCCGTCGTCGTCGCGGGTCTTGGCGGAGCACCGTTCCTGCCGGGCGCAGGCGCGCTGGCCCTCGGTTGCGGTGACGGGTACGGATGATGCCTGGTAGTTCGTCCGCGCGGCCATGGCTCATGATGACGCACCGGGGCAGGTGGTGCGGACGGGAGGCCCGGGGGCTACTTCGACGGCACCCACTCGAAGCAGTCCGGGCAGGTGCCCTTGCCGTGGACCTTGGGATGCTTGCAGGGCTTCCGCCTCGGCTCCGGAGGCTCTTCCGGGGCGACCTTCATGCTGGCGGCCGACACCTGCAGATCGCCTTGCTCATCCCGCCACGCAGAAGCGAGCGTCACGATCCCCGGGGGCTGGCGGTCGTCAACGACAAGGGGGATCTTGATCCCGTCGATCGAGAGCGGGACGGCATTCCGGGATACCGGGATACCGAGTGCGGCCAGGGCGGCGTCACGGAGCCACGCGCCACGCGGACGGTCCCCCCGGGCAGCGTTGACCAGGGCCGCTTCTCCCTCGGAGAACTTCACGGACATCGGGACACGGCGGCCGTCAGGGGTGGGCTTGCGGGGCACGCCAGCCAGGATAGGGGGATTCCGGAATCCCGGATCTCCCGAGAAACTTTGTCGGCTCATGTTGCATGCATGGGCAGGCCCGTGCTAACCTAGTAACATAAGCCAACTAGGTAAGGGGAGCTAGTGGGGAACCAGCAGCTGACGGCGGACGAGATCAAGGCGGCCCTCGCCTCGGGCACCCTGGTCAAGCTCGAGTTGTCCGAGATCCTGGCCGATTACGAGACGGACCGCACCTGGGAGGCCTGGGTCGACTACTACATGATGATGAGCAAGGCGAACCTCATCGCCCAGGTAAGCAAGCTCTACCTGAAGCTCACCGGGAAAGCCGACGCCCTGCTCGCCGACACCGCCCTAAATCGCCTGCAGGTCAGCTACCGGATGACCAAGGACGACGCCAGGCGGCTCCTCGCCGACGCGCGGGCGAGCGAGGATGGCGCGGCGGAGACCGCTGGCGTGCGCGTCATCATCGCCAGCATCTACCCTGAAGCCTTCACGGTCACCGGCCTGGAGCGGCCAGCGCCATGATCTCCGCGACATCTCCTGGGTCCTTCCTCGAAGAGGGGAGGACCCAGGGCCTTGCGCCCGAAGAGAGCGCCAGCGCCACCACCTCGCAACCTCGTAACATGTCCCCCGTGGCTGCCTACTACCTGTCCCAGACGGACCTTGCCCGCGAGCTGGGAGTGTCCCCTGATGCCGTGAGGCTGTGGCGGAAGAGGAACCCGGCAGGGTCGGAGCGGCCGTTTCCCGAGCCTGACGCGTGGACCGGCGTGGATGAGGTCCCGGAGGTCGGCGCGGACGGCAGCGTGAACCCGAGGGCGAACGCCCGGTCGATGCCGGGGTGGCTGCCGTCGCGGCTTGGCGAGGTCCGGGCGTGGCGTGACTCCCTGCCGGGGCAGGGCGCGCGGACCGACCTGGGTTAGCCCTCAGAAACTTTGTCGGCTCATGTTGCGTGCATGGCATGGCCGTGCTAACCTAGTAACATAAGCCAACGAGGTAAGGGGAGGGCAAGATGACCAGCACCGAGATCACCGAGACCGTCAAGTGCAGGCGCTGCCACCGGCCCCTCACCTCAGCCGGCAGCCGTTCGGCCCAGATCGGCCCCCGCTGCGCCGCCATCGAGGCCGCCACCAAGGGCCTCAACGCCAAGCAGGCCGGGGAAGCCCTGGAGATCGCGGCCGACGGCGGCGTCATCCCGAGCGGCCACAAGGGCGTCTGGCTCGTCACCTCCGGCGACGGCGAGAGCGTCTACCGCACCACCCCGGCCGGGCAGTGCAACTGCAAGTGGGGACAGCGCACCCGCCCCGGCAAGCCGTGCAAGCACGTCGGCGCAGTGCTCATCACCATCCGCCCTCGCATCGCCAGCCGTCCCGCCGCAGCCCTCGCGCTAGCGGCCTGAACCCCGAAGGAGCCCGCAAATGACCGTCACCGCCGTCACCAAGGCCCCCGGCAGGACCGCTATCCAGCGGAAACTTGAGCACCTGAACGCACTGATCGGCCACGCGGGCACCCCGGAGGCCGAGGTGGCCGCGGCGAAGGCCATGCGCGCCCGGCTGGTCAAGGCGCTGGCGGAGGCCGGCCCGGAGGCCGCGCCCGGATACCAGTGGGAGCCGAACTGGGCAGGCGCTAAGTACGTGCGCGGCGAGCACATGCCCACCACGCAGATCGCGGCCCTGATCCGCGCTGAGATCAAGGTCGCCCGCGCGCTGGGCAAGATCAAGCCGCAGGCCGGCGAGGTCGCCGTACCCGACCCGGTCCTTGACCCGATCGCGAACGCTCCCGCCGGGGTCAAGTTCGGCGTCCGCGTCCCGCACTACGGGTCGATCACCATCACCGTAAAGAACGCCCCCCGGGACTGGGGCTACGGCGAGTACGGCGAGGACTGGCACGGCAGCCCGTGCGAGGCACCGAGCCCGGCGCTGTACGAGCTTGGCGAGGCGCTGGCGTCGCTGGGCAACCAGTGGAACTACGACAACAGCGACACCATGACCGACTACTTCGACCGCAGGTACTACCTGAACGTCGTGGACGAGGACGGCCACGGCATCGAGCACATGCCGGCGCGGTACCGCTACCGGCACATGTC